TAAAATTCAGCGACATCATAGACAATAGGATTTACATCAAGCAACAAAAAACAGGTAATGTCATCGCATTGAAACTTCACAAAACAGCTCTCGAAATCATAGAAAAGCAAAGGCTAAAATACAAAGACAAGGTCTTTAACATTCCAAATTACGAGTGTTGGAATAGAAAAGTAAAAGAAATTATAAAACAAATAGGTATCACACGACATATCACAGGACATTGTGCAAGGCATTCATTCGGGACACTCTGTGCCAGAAAAAACATAAATCCGCTTGTTATTCAACAAATGATGGGACACGGAGACTTAAAAACCACTATGGAATACATAAACATCTCAGGTGAGCAACTCGATGAAGCTATAGACAAACTTAGCAATTGAGAAAAAAGTAATATAAAAAAAGCCCCGATTGGGGCTTTTATTAATCTGTCTTAGGCTCAAATACCACTTCATTTTTTTGTCCTAAATCGGGGCGTGGTTTTTTGTGACTTTCAAAATATAAATCTTCTGGTATACCATCGGGGAAGGCATCACAATAAAGAATGCTAAAATGATAATCTAAATTAACATCCACAACACTATACGGATTACCTTTTATATCATAAATTTCTATAATTTCGCCGTTTTCATTTCTTTTACATGTAGACCCATCATCAGTTCTGTCGATGGATTTCATTTTAAAATGAACGCAATTTTCACATACATGAGTATAATTTTCATCTGGATGGTAAATAGGAACAGCACCAAGATCGCTAAGCATATTATTTATCTCCTTTATATTTTAGAGTTAATTATTTTCATTACTTCAAGTGAAGTAGGCTTTGCATTTTTACTTACCATAACATCTGCAAATGCTTCTGTTATAAATTCACTTTATATTTTTTTTCCGTTTCCTTTATGCATTCTAAATGTTCAGCAACTAACTCCTCATTTAGTTCAAATACCCAGTCATTGACTTGACCTAAATCAGGGCGAGGTGTTTTGTGTTTTTTACCACCAATTTTATCTTCAATATCTTCCCATGTTAATCTAAGTTTTTCTAATTCGGTTTCTGGGAAAGCATCGCATGCTAGAAAATAGTAAGCCCATTCGTCATTTTGGGTGCATTCCCCTTCTTCACCAATATAAATTGTCTTACTATGTTTACAATATTCACATGTTTTTCCTAATGTTTTTCTTGTTGGTCCTAATTCTGTCATATTTTTGCTCCTTTCATTTTACATACTTCATAAATAAATCAAACATTTCAACTGATTCTTTACTAAATTCTTGGGTCATTTATTTTTTATAATGTTTTTCTAATTCTATTAATCTTGTTGCTAAATATTCTTTACCATCTTCTGTTTCCAACCATTTTTGATTTATTTCTACTAATTCTAAATATTCTTTTCCTTGCTTTGTTTTAATCCATTTTTTTTCATTTTTTAGTATGTATGGATACTCTTTTTTGATTTGTTCATCAAAATTTTTAATACATTCTAAATCCCATGCTAATCGTTCATGGTTTAATTCAAATATAATGTCGTTTTTCTGTCCAAAATCTGGACATGGTCGGTCATGTTTTTTGCCGTCAAAATAAAATACGTCAGGTATTTTGTCAGGGAAAGCAGAACATGACAATACATAGGCATCGCTTAAAAAGTCCTCCTTACTTCTAATTAAATGCAGGCAGTAGTCACAAACTAATTGCACATTTTCTTTTGAGGGGCAACCAGTCATCGTATTCGTAGGAAATTCAAAAATTGTTTTATCCTTCATATTAAATACCTGCAAGTTTATTTATAATTTTCAAAGTTTCAATAGACATTTGGTTGGGATTTTTACTTACCTGAGTATCAGCAAAAGCCTCTGCTATGAAATCGCTAATGCTTGTATTGCTATATGAACTAATTGGCTGCGCTGTTTTATACCCATTTGTGATAATGCTTGTCCTTTGTTTGAGAAATAAGTTTATGATATCAGGATTGTTTCTAATATTGTATAAATAATCAATAATGTGACCAAATTCGTGATATAAAATATAATTTGCATTTGCGGTGTCACCTGCCCAATTATTTATTGCTTGATTGCTTCCATTAAATTTTGGTAGATTTCTCCATTGTAAATGCTTTTGTTGTGTTTCTATAGCTTTTGTCAGTTCATCTTTATTACTATGTTGTGTTTTATTTAAATATAAAGCATATTTACTATTATTATATTTAAAAGCATAACCTGGAGAACTGGACATGATAAAATCGCAACCCGTTTGTTTAGTAGGGAAATTTTTCTTATTATTAACCCCTACATAAACTAAATCTTTTGTAGCATACTCTTTCTGCAATCTTATCAATTCTGGTATCATGTCTTTAACCACCTTTAAATCAATCCCACTGAAATCAAATACAGTGCTTGGATACTCCTTCCTCAATTCCACCAATTTTGGCACTAAATCAGCGATGTCTTGCATATTCTTTTTAGAAATATTAAAATGAATATCGCTGACATTCGCTTCTAAATAATCTTTAACTTCTTTTATACTCTTAAAAACTGGTGTTGAAATCTTTGGAGGTTCAACACCTGACGCCAATATATTTGCTTCAAGAAATTTGTCAAGTGAATTCTGCGGGGAATAATTGAACCCATTACCTGGCACTCTTTTTGAAGGTTTCAATCCAGATTTTTTTAGACATTCTGCTCCATCATCGATTTTTAGTCCACGCTCTGATACTTCTGCACTGGACAAAGAAATCACTGTAGAGCGGCAATTAAAATGATTGGGTGGAAAATATTCATTCCAGAAAGGATCATCTTTAGGAAATATTTTTCCATTGAGATACTCACAGAGCTCAGATTCACGACCATCGATGACAGAAGTATATTCCCAGTATTCATCGTCTCCTTCTTTTAATTCAGCGAGCCAGCCAGCCTGGTATGCTGTTTGAGTATTAGTTCTTATCACTGTGTCAAGGTGCCAATTTTCTAGAGGATTCTCGCCACGTTGCCTACACACTTCTTGAATCACATTGGACAGCTTTTGTGGATCAAAGACATCACCCATCTGTCTTGAAAATTCATTTTTGATGTCAGCAAGAGTATGCGTGTTGTTTATCCATGAAATTGTAAAAGCCCGACCTGCATTTTGAGACAAGTCTCGATAATATTCGTTACGATGAATAGAACTCCAGCTGTTGAATAGTTTGTATGCCTCGTCATATGGCAGGTCAAATAAAAATTTCACCATATCATCAGCAGTGGGAACTGGAGGCTCTTGTGATAATGGATGCTGGGTGTTTTTTTTCTTTTGCTTTTTCTTGACGACACTACGCTTTCCCAAATAATATGAATAGGTTAATATCTTTGTTAATAAAATTTCTAAATCTGCATTGCGAGGTAAATCTTCTATAGATAGTTTCGGTATGTCAGCACCTTGTTTTTCTATGTGTTCATACAAAGTTTCATATATTTTCGGATTTGCCGATACTATTTTGTCGACTTCTTTATCCAAAAACGCTTGTGATTTGGTTCGATGACGACCTTGTTTTCTTTTGGATAATTTGTATAGCTTCCCCCCCCATACTTTCCCCCCGTGAATGTGGGAGGAAGCTATACAAAAGGGGAATTTCTATTTGCTACAAATGGATAAGCTCGCTCATTATCATTGTGCAGAGTAAAGTCATCTTCTTCAAGCCCATATTGTTCTTTGATGTATTTTTTTGTAAATCGTATTCCCATGCCATACATTTTTTGGTCTTTCTCTATTTTTTGTTCAATGCACATGGGGTTTATGAGACGAAACTCAGGATAAAAATGATTAAAGCCTTTGCTATGATCACGTCCAAAATTAAAATCAACCATAGGTTTGACGAGGTATTTATTTATAGCCTCACAAACTAAATTGATACTATTCTCGAAAAAGTCTTGCCGTACGTCTCCATGAATCTTTGTTTGAGCATACGAGCCTGTTCCTGCGCTTTGCGTGGTGAGAGTCTGCCCTACTATCAGTTTCGAGATAGCATTTTCGCATTTTTCTATAGCATTTACAAAGGTTTCGGGGGACACATTTTTAGGGTCTATAAATTCTATCCTTGTGCCGTCAGGCATTACTCCGATACTAGATTTTCCCAGATTGTTCAAGCCTTTTATCAAGCCCGTTTTCTGAGATTCATTTTGATAAAATCCCATCAACATAGGCATAGCTACAAACTCATTGAAATGTGCCCAGTTTTTAAATAAGGATGCATACTTCAAAGCTACTGTGGGGGCTAATATTTCAGACAGTCCAACAGGTAAATTGTTTATCCTGATAGGAGCGAAAACCTGTATCGTCTTGTTTGCGGGAATATCATAGTATTTATCATTTTCTTCATCATAAATAAACAACTTGCCCTCTTGAAAATTGAAAGCCTGTTGTGGCAACATTTTCACCTCTGCGGGAATATTCCCTTCCCATAAAATCTCTGCGATACTGAAACCACAAAACAGTGCCTCGTGCAGACTTTGAAGTTTATTTACTGTCAAAACACGCCATAAATGTTCATAGACAAAGTCATTGACCTTTTTATTTTCGCAGGGTTCGATGGACCATTCTGCTTTGGCAAAAATAGACTCTCTATCATGTTTTTTAGATAAAAAATGTTCATCACGAAGTATCGTGTAGTAAAGATTCAATTTTTGTTTGAATTGCCTCGTATTGGCGATACTCATCCTCACCGCAGAAGGTGACAGCTCTATCATATTGTAATATTCATCGTGTTTATGATAAAGTTTTAATTCTTTATTCATGGTTTATACCTCCAAAAAATCTTTTTGTATACTCGATCATTTTCTTTTTAATAAAAGCCTTATCATCATCTTGGATCAATAGAAAACGTCTTTGGGGCATGTCCACAGTCAGGGTTCGCTGGTGGCTACGAACATCTATTTTTTTAGGTGAAATTGATTTTCCCCATGCCTTTGTGATGGTTCGTAGGTGGCTGCGAACATTTTGAGTAAAAGTATGCTTACCGCCTTCGTTGTGTATCCTTGCATAAAACACATTTGTCCCTATTTTTATCGTCTTGTTAGTGATATTGTATTTTATAGAGTTTCGCAGGATTCCTTTATCTACTAGAGTTTTACCTGTTTTACCTTTTATCATTTGCATTGCTCTTTTGGAGGGTTTCCATTTTTCTGGGCGACCGCCTTCTATAAAGTTTTTCTTTACAGAATTTACTATCCTGATGGCAATAGATTTATACAAGTCAAATATGTTAGGTGTCATTTTTTCTCCCCCTTAAAAGCTCTATACTCAAAATCACCAGCACTACTCACAAAAACGACTTCCCTTTCTGAAATATCTTCAAAGCTTATACAAAGTTCCCCGCTTTGTATTTGTTTTAATATCGAAATTGATTGTTTATATAGGAGATTTACGTTGTCTTCTTCTGTGGCTTGTAAGTTACGTATTTGTAAATAATAACATGTCAAGTCTGCACATACTCTTTTTAAAATATTCGGTATGGGGGTTTGTATCCTAAATTTGTGTTGTATATAGCTATCTACCAAACTTTTTGCATCATGGATAGCCACAACTATTTCAGCTTTTAATTCATTATTTTTATAAACAGGGTACCTATTTAAAAAGTCTTTTTCAGTGATATATTCCATACAGCTATTTTCCCTAAGCATATCCATAAAAATCTCCATAGCTGCTGCCGTAGCCATTAGCAACCTCAAAATCGATATAATGGTTACTAGTATAAACACTTTTAAACGCAAAAACATACTTGTCTTTATGAAAACGCCCTACTTCCGTCAAAGAGGCTAATTTTTCTAACTCTATAGGATATTGTTCTTTGACACCATTGATGCTAAACTCTATGCGTAGCATGACAGCACTCCTGATAAATAAACACAGGGCTTCGTACTCTTTTGTACTCAATACTGTTTCTACTGTGATTTTATCCTCATAATAACGTCCTCTTTTTAATGATATACTAGGATCAAACGCATTAGTTGTGTTTATTTTGTATAAAATAAAAGGCTCACACTTCACACTGCCTTCATAAACAGGTGATGGCAATTTCACCCCTGCACTATTTACCGCCCAAAATTGAAATCCTGTCATTATATTTCTCCTTCTTTATATTGTTTCCATGCTTCTATTTCTATAATCTGGTTTAGCAGATCGGCTCGTATACTAGCTATCTTATAAATAGATCCATTAAATTCTATATTATCAAAGAGTTTAAGCCGCCTATTTTCTGTTGTTTCTATCAATGTCAAATTCAAGATCCATAAGCTAGATAAATATTTTTTATAATGCTCAATCAATACTTTTTCTAGTACCCTCGTTTCGCCAGCCATGACATCTAAAATAGAAACTTCGAGCTGATCTCTATTTCTTCTTTGTATTTTAGCTTCTATTACATCATCTAAATTTATACTAATTACTTCACTATAGGAAAAATCATTTTTATTCTTTAAATAAAGTACCCCTAGATGGTCACAAGTAATCGTCAAATTATGTAACAAAAGCGTAGCCTTGACCACCTTAAAAAGTTCTAAAGGACTATCAGTTGTGAAAAAAAAATCACTCCCAGAATAAAAACGCATCCAGTCAGGTTGAATAAATGAGGGGGTACTATTTCCACTAAAATTTACTATGATATAATCAAGCCCAAACACTCTAATAGTTTGACAACGATACAAGTCATTTTCAGAAGTCATTATATGTGAAACGTTGGGAGGAGCGAGATGGTCATAACCTAAAAGCTCGTTAAATTCATCTTTTACGTCATCTGATTTATTATATATTTCTGATTCCGTGACTGTATCTTTATCTTCATGAACGCATATCTTGTTCATAAAAAGAATACGTTTGGACCAAACAGTGGCTTTCCATTTGCCAAAATTGACATCATCTAGATTCGCTATCTGGTAATAAACTCCAACGGTTATCCGCAAAGATACATAGCCGCCATTCTCCGAAAATGCGAGTCTTCTACAACTGGCAAATCTTTCGTGTCGATAGCTTTGCTTCCAAAAATTATCTTCATGATATGGTGCAGGTAATATCCGATTATCTATCTCACTACGATTTATTCTATATATTTCTAGTTCTTCAGTCTGTACATCAGCGTGAATTATTTCTTGCTCTGTAGTGCAATATTCTAATGTGTTAAATTTTTGAAGTTGTAGCCTTTGATTTATAAGGTCAATATACCAATACAAGAACGTAGAGCTACCCCAGCCTCTATTGTCTTGAAGATGCCCATTGTGAAGCCTCTCTAGAACTAAATCACCATATATAGAAAGCAGCTTTAAATTATCATAAGCTACAAAAGATAGTCTTTCTCCACGCTCGTCATAAATTAAATGGTTCATATCTAATACCCCTGAAAACAAAAGATATTCCCCATCATAAAACAAACAGCGAAACTCTGAAATCATACGTTCCATTTCATAATTTCCTGACATAAAATGTTCATTTAACCATGAATTGATAAACAAGGAAAATTCAAGGCGGCGAGGTTCTTGGGAATAATAATCTGAACCATATAGCTTTTCTGCTGAAAATCGAATATCATCGAGACCATCACAAAGACTAAAAGAATGCGAATCTTCTAGGCTATGTACAAATTCAACTCTAAACATTATAATTCTTTATTTTGATAGTTCCGCTACTTTTTGTGCTAAACTGTTAGAATGTTGTAGACTATTTGAAAGTATATTTATAAACTCTGCATCTTGTACCATAGCTTTGACCAAGTCTCCAGCACTTAATAGATTATTGATATCATCTTCTATTTTTTTTATCTGTGCTTCGTGTTCCCAAAGCATCTTTGTATAGTTATGAGTACGTGTGACACTCTTTGTCGAATGCCCTACATGTAGTATTATTTCGATGTACAGCACTTGGCTATTTAAAACACCAGGCATTTCATGATGTGAAACAAAAATGCTACTGCTACTATGACTTTCATTGTAAACTATAGCTCCGCCAGAACTCAGGCGGATTTTGATATTCCAATAGCTGATATAAACAGAAGGTGTCGAGCTACAATGAATACGAAAACCATTTGGTTGATTTGTAAAGTTTGCAGATAATTCGACTGTGCCAAGGTTTGGTAACAACAACCCCAACGTGTTTTCAATGGCTGTGATTTTTGTGTTCATCAAAGATGCACTATTTGTTAGCTCTGTTAGTGATGCATTGCTAGCATACTCGGGGTGTGTATGGTTTACATTCAATATTTCTGTTTTTAACGCATACTCAGAATGTGCGTGTCCCGCTATCTTGTCCCAATTGTTATTCAGTTCAGCTGCTATACCAGATTCTCCCGGTGTAGGTTTGTACAAATTCATCTTCTGGGTAAAACCACCACTTAAATTACTCATAGTTGAAAATCCTCCTAATTATCTGTCCTAAAGAAAACTAAAAAACATTGCGTAATATTTTCCCTTCTTCATTTAAAACATTCACTAAAGTTTTATCTGCTTTTTTTAGAACTTCGTTTGCGGATATAAAATTATTTACTACCAATTCTTTATTATCAAAACTTGATTTTAAATTACGGATCTCCTGCACCAATGCATCCTTTATTGTGAGGAAATCAAATGAATTATTTGCAATCATTGGTGTCGAAACACTACCTCCCAATGCCATTACTGGAGAAGGAATCGGAGTGTTAAACACTGGGGGGATTACTATTTTGCCAAAAACTGATTTTATTTTCTCGATGGGTGCAAAGTTTAAAAAATCAAAAAAGTCAACGCCTAATTCCTTTACCCTCTTTTTATTCGTGATATATTCTTCACCCTCTGCTTCGATGAAAATGCCACCTTTATTATGGGATGGCCCCTGAAGAAAACCGCCTTGTTTAAACTGTGGGGGCTGTTGTTTCTTTATTTCAGAAACCTGCTTTGCTCCCACAGCTACTGTCGCACCAAAAGCAACTGTGGCTAAAGCGGGACCTATCACAGGTATTCCTACCAGAGATTTATAGGCTGCCATTGCAGCCACTGGAGTGTCTATCATCACCTGAGCTATTTGTAAAAGCTGACTCGCTTTAAAACCTATGGTGCCAAAATTCTTCAAATTATCAGCCATTTGTGCGAGCCCTGCTGAATATGACTGTAGACGTTGTTTCATGTTTTGTTCTTCTAGATCTAATATCGATTTTGCTATTTGAGAATTAATGTCTTCTTCTGTGTAGCCTGCTCTTAAAAGTAAAGATTTCCTGCTTTCATAAAACGACTCTAATAACCTGATTTGGTGATTTAATCTAGCATGGAATGGATCATCAAGCATTAGGGATTCCTGCTCAAATTCCCACATAGCTCGTTCAATGTTTTTTTCTTCATCCACACGTTTTTGTCTAGCAGCTACTATCTCGTCATTTGCTAGCTTTAGATTTTGGATTCTACTTTCCATGTATGTGTTTTCGATGCTTTGGATAGCATTGTTGAGCTGGTTTTCGTATTCGATGGCGGATAGCCCAGCTTCTATTAATAAGTCCTTTCTCGATTCATAAAAAGCTCTGGTGTCTTTGATTTGTTGATCAAATTTTGCTTTTTCAGGATTTTTTAATGTTGCAACAGCTTGCTCGAAATCTTCTTTTGCTTTTTGACGATTAGCAATAGCCACTTTATTCATATTGTCTATCTCAAGCAAATATTCATTTTCAAGATCTTTTAGGGCTAGCATTTGTTGTTCTTTGATTTGTTTTTCAGTAAAGCCTGCTTGTATTAAAAGTTCTTTTCTCTCATCATAAAAAGAGTTGGTGTCTCTGATTTGTTGGGCGTATTTAGCACGGAGCGGATCATCTCGCATAGCTATTTGGTGTTCAAAATCTAGTTTTGCCTTTATGATGTCTTTTTGATTTTGCAAAGACTGATCTGATATTTCTTTTTCAAAGGCTAATTTATCTCGCAGTGCTTGCTGATATGCTATACTGTCTTCACCATACAGTCCATACAGATATTGTGTAAAATCATGATGCATTTTTCGCAATGATTCCGTCACTTCGATGTTATTTTGTCTTTTGAGGTTTAAAAGCTCGATTTCAGACACAAAATACTCTTTTCCTTTTTTGGTGGCTTGTTCTATTGCATCGTTATAGTCTGTCATAGATTCTGTCGTTTCTTCGAGTGCCTTTTTTTTGTTTTTAAAATGCTTTATGATCGCTCCGATGGCGGCACCTAGTGCAGCGACTGCCATGATGATGACACCGATGGGATTTGCTGATAGTGCCACGTTGAGAGCTGATTGAATGGCAATCCATATTTTTTTGGCACCTGTGACACCGATGATAGCTGTTTTGTAGGCAGCCATGATAGGTAGCATAGCTGACATGACTGTCATTTTTGCGAGCAAACCAGCCTTTAGGACAGCGATAGAGATGGTGAGACCGCCTACTACACCTACGACAGATTTCATCAAGGTAGCGTTTTTATTGAGAAATTCTGTGACGGGGAGCAGTGCTTCTACAAATAGAACATGAACGGACTTTACCAAGTCCCCGATATGCTCTTTTAGGTCGCCAACTACATTGTCAAACTGTTGCATTGTTCCCATAGCTGTAGTTGTCTCATCTTGTGCCATTTGAAAACCATTTGCCATTGCTTGTTGTAGTATAGCCATTTTTTCCGTTTCATCTATCGCATCCCGCAAGGCGGGGATGTATCTTTGCAACTGTGTAAAATTGCCTTGATATGCTAAAGCAACGCCTTTCATAGCTGTTTCTTGTGATAGACCTGCCGCCTCGAATGCCTTTGCGAGTCCTATCGCTCCTTTGGTAGCTTCTTGTCTTTTGTCTTCTACTATACCCATTGTGACAGATTGAGCTAGTAGCTTCAAAACTTGCTCGTCTCCTATTGTGGTAACATTCTGGATAGCACTGGCAAAATCATGATAACCTTTTATATTTTCTTGTGTGGCTTGTCCTAGGGTGCGTAGTGCTGAGACTAGTGTGTTACTGTGTTTTTCCTGATCATTTGAAGCGTTAACAAAGCTTGCAAAACTTCTAGTCATTCCATTAAAAATACTTTGAACTGCGTTTAAAGCCAACCCGAATTGTCCTAAACTAGAGATCGCAGACTGCACGTCTACAGAAAATTCTATGGGCTTTTCTGCTTTTTCATAGATTTTATTTATTTCATTATCAAAATTATTTATAGCCAGCTCAGCTTCTGTAGTTTCTGTTATAAAATTTATAGGTTCGTTCGCTTGTTTAACTACTTCTACTAAGATATCTTTAATAAAGTGAAGGCTTGCCTCTATTTCTTTTGTTGATATTCCGATTGAAAGTAGGATATCTTCCATTTTTACCGCCTATTTTTCTACTAAAAATATCTTACGTGGTCGCAATATAGATTCTCCTACATGCAATATTTTTTTTGAGGCATAAACTATTATTTGTGGTAATCTTGCTTCCATGCACGCTTTGATAATCTCATACAGTTCGATAGAATCTGTGTACGAAATGTCCATGGCGCAGCAATATATCTTTTTTTCTATGCTAGTTATGTGGTCTGAGTTTAAGGAACCATTAACACGAATATTTTCTCTTTCACAGCGACAGACACTAGTTTCATAAAAAGGGCGGTTTGCTATATCACGTGCTTTTTGAACTTTATCCATAAATGACTTTGAAACAAGGTCGCAGCCACAACCACAGCTACATTGGGCTTTTTCTTTTCTAAAATTTTTGTAGTTCCAATTTTGTATATACATCTTATCCTCCTGTTTATTGTTCAAAACCTCCACCACCGCACAATCTATCAACTATCAACATCCCCCATTACACGATTAAAATCTGAACCCGACAAATGCTCCCACCCTCTCTAGTTTGCTTTGCAATTCTATTATTTCACGCTCCATGTACTCGATAGCTTCATTTTGACTGAGGAGTATGTTTGCTAGTTCAGGTATTTTATTTATATCTAGCTCTGGTACATCATCTATGCTAAGTCCATAAAATGCAAAAGGCAATACAGAGGATATTTGCACCCAGCCAGAAGGGATGATGGGAGTGCCAGAGTTCATATTAACGTCCTATTATATTTCTCAGACACCTACATAAAGATAGATGATGTTGTTTACATTTGCAAACTGCCCGACTACTGGATTGGAAGGAAATGTCGTCAGGTTGGTTAAACGCAATTCGCCTGCATTTGTTTTTGTTTCTAGGGTTGTTGATAAACCATTGATTTTGGCTTGAGACAAAGACCCATTATCGATGTGGGCATCTGTAATGCGATTGACTGTAGCTAGAGAACCGAGACCTGAAACTTTGGAAACATTAATAGCTGCATTTGATGCTATATCCTCATTTGTAATATTACTTTTTGTAGCTAGAGAACCGAGACCTGTGATTTTATTTACGGGTACATTGCTTAATCTATCATTGTTCACTGTCCCTGTCAGCTTGTTTGCGTCTAGGCTGGTTATTTTGTCATTAGTAATATCAGGTAAATCAGAAAGCAATATCCCATCAAAGGCAAAAGCTTTTACTCCTGAAATCTGACGCCATCCGTTTGGTGTACTCATTGGTCATCTCCTTTTGTTAGCGAGGCTAAATCGTTTATCAATGTCTCCAAAGTGATTAAAGCCCCTTCTTGTTTTAGAAGCATTTTTTTTAATTCTAGTATATTTTCTCGTGTTTGTTTCATCGCTTTTATTATCTCATCTTTTTTATTAATTAAACTGTTGTGAAGAAATTCTTCGACAGGGGTGGTGACAGATGGTTGCGAAGCTGACGGGGGCGATAGCTGGTTTTTATTCCTCATAATCACCTCCTTCTTTTGCCAAAATGTCAGCATCATTGATTGTTTCTCCGTCAAACTCATACATTATTCCATCTTTTAAAAAAACCTGACCTATTTTTGCATCGAGAGGGAAGCTATCTCCTTTAAAAATTAAATTGGTGTCTTCTATTCCGAGCTGCTCTTTTCTTTTAACAGTAGACCATATCGGGTTATGAAAAGTACCACAAGTATCGCTAGAAACAGTGATAGGTGTCTTATTTTTTAGAAGGTTATAAATAGAGGTTTGGTAAACAGACTTATTTTTGGTAAAATTAAAATTTTTCATTTTTTTTAAACCTTTACATTTTTTGTGATATTGTATAAAATCCCATCAACATAATCAAGTAGGGGGCTATTGTTGTCAGGATTTGAACTAGATTTTTTATAAGGGTCATTTTATTATTGGCGTTATTAAATTTCTCATTTGAATATTTTTTGTAATTTTCTTTGAAATAATTGCCAAAATCGGCTATCTGTACATATTTGTTTACACATTTTATCTCGCATTTATAGCTAATGTCCTTTTGCTCATTGTGCATATTTTTAATTTCTTGTTTAATCTCTTTCATGTCATCTGAGACCCCTTCTATTATTTTAAGTAGTATCTTATCCATATTAAATTTCTCTTTTTTTGTTTTCTTTTCCATATTGATATAAAAGATAATAGCCCTCATCAAGCTCTAGATCATCGATCCATAAATTTGATTGTTTGAGTGTATAAATATAATCCAAAAACACATTACCATTGTCTATTTTTTGATCGATGATTGGTAGCGTTGTATAAATGTTTTTTGCAGATGACATCTTAGCCATTCTGGTAATAGTTCTGGAAAATATCCGAAAAAAGAAATAAAGTACTCCTTGATTTCTGCGAGGTCAACTTCAGACCAATCGGTTTCCTTGTCTCTCGTTATTATCTGCATAAAATCTATTAATAGATTTTCGTCAAGGAGTTTACTCAAAAAACCCCAGATGCTTATTTGGAAATTGGCAGGTTCTGTCAGCAATTTACCTAGACCTGCATCGTTTAATAAACTTTTGACCTGTGCCAAAACTCTAATATTTGTATAAATTGGTTTCATAAATCCTCCTGTTTATTGAACAAGACCCTACAACAGCGCCATAGCCTTTTCATATTCTTCACCTTCTAACAAATACAATGATAAACTACCATCTTCACAAAACTCATAGCGATATACATTTGATATGCTATGATCGTTTATATCTGATATTAATATATACTGCTGCGTTTCTGACTCACCTACGTCCACTTGAACCGCTTTTAATGCTTCATAGTGTGACCAGGGAGTACCTGACTTCTGGTACTCTAAAAAACTTTCTCTCATTTCTTGCGAACTCATTTATATTCCTCCAAAAAATATCCCATCCGTAGGGAACGCACAAGTGCGTTCCACATCCGACAAATCACCACCCTCAACCAGGCGGAACATCACTACCACCATTTATCAGATCACCTCGATAGGCATTAGGACTAATACCCTGCATTATTGCTCTCGGAAATCTTGCTATTAGTTCGCTTCGATTTTTTCCATAGACTTTAATTCCATTCATATAACTGCGTGAATGCATATTTTCCACTGTTAAAAAACACATGTTATTAGCACTAAAATGACTTAAAGAAGCATTCCAGACTATATACTCCAGCGAATTCACCTTGTGAAGAAACGGACCCTGTATCGTTATTGTGCTACCAATTGCTAGGGACACTTCGATTTTTTGCAAGAGGACATTGTTCATGAAATTATGTGAAGTAGGTACAATAATAGAAGATGTTGGAGCGATATTCATTTTAAATGCTTGATTGAATGAATAGCAATTATTCATAAAATAATTTCCAACACGTATTGGTTTTTCAAATATTAAAGGTTTATTAAATGAATAGCAATTATTCATAAAATAAGTATTCACTGTGACCACATTATTAAAAACTAACGCTTGATTGAATGTACCACAAAAAGACATAAAATAACTTCCCAGATTAGTAACTGTTTGAGGGATATCTAGTGGTTGGTTAAACAATAAGCAATTTTCTAAAAAGTAAGTACCAATAGTTGTTAGATTATCTGGTAGTTTTAGAGCATTGTTAAATGAAACATTATTTTGACAAACGTAATCATTGATCTGAGTCACACAATTGGGTAAAAGCAGTGGCTGCATCATTCGGTAGCCTCTATTCAAAAAATTATTACCAATTGTATTTAAATTAAAGCCTACCCCAAATTCTATACCTATCATTTTACTTTGCGAAACAAAAATTTCATCAAATCTTATATCACCATTAGAAAGCAGGATCGAGCTATACTGACTCTGCAAAAGCTCATACTGTCTAATGTCTCCGTTTATGTCCACTGTCACTCTACACCAACCATTCAGAGGAGCACTGTAATATATATTATAGCCATAGCTACGCACACCAAATGATGTCATGATCATCACGGCACTGTCACCATCTTTTGTATCCCAAAGAGGACCCAACACAACGGCACTATCGCTCCATGATAACACATCCACGGGTACATAATCATTTAACAGCCTATCAAAGACTAGTGCCATGCCAGGAAAAACACCAAAGTTTTTTCCAGATACTGTACGAGACAATAAATCATAACCCGTGATGACTGGACCTAAAAGTGGAGCACCTGCAGTCTCTGGAATATTTAAAGTATCATTGGGATATCTGACTAGTTTCAAGATAGACATTGCGAATAGCCTGTTATTTTATCCCGTAACATTTTTGGGTGTAGATGGGACAATAGTAGTGCCTCCTTTATATGTAAAAGCACACAATGAAAAGCCTGCCCCGTTTTCTGTGACAGGGATAGATATAAAGTTTGCCTTGCCATCATTACCGATGACAGCTCCATTTCCTACAATGCTCCAACCTTCTAAACTCGTGGGTGGGTTTTGAGACCCCGACACACCTTCTTTTACTGCGATATAGGCAGTTCCGCTGGTCACCACGCCTGCTTCAAAATTAGCTGTGATGTCTATTTGCTCTACATGGAGCGGAACATTTAAATCACTTTCGGTGATATTACCTACACTAGGAGTGGAAAAAGATTGGGCATACATGATTGTGGCAGAACCTTCAAACTCGCCACTTGGAATCGTTCTTTGAATTTTTAAAATTGAATTTAACATTGATGCCTCCTCTATAGTTTAAACCAATTTTCTTTAGTCCAGACAAAGGGTATATATTGTTCATAATCAGGGCACAAAAGATTTGTTGGTACATAACTTACCAGCAAATTTTGTGCATTAGGATTTTGATATTCCGCAGGAATACTAAAATTTTGAAAACGTGATGATATCTCATTTATGTCTATCAATTCTCGTACACCAGGATACTCTTTTACGACTCCACTCTCTATCAAATCAATTATTATTTGAGAGCTTTCCATGGGGTTTTGAGTTATCCATGTTTGCAGATTTTTTGCATCTGTTTCAAAGTCTTCAAATATTAGGTTTCCAAAGCCTGGTAGCTTTTGAAGCTCCGAATACAAGATCAACCCAAAATGTGCAGAATCACAATTTGCTAGCAATCCGTTTTCATCCGTTTTCATAAAATAAGCGACACTATAGTTTGCCGTTTTGGAATCACTATTATTCGACACTAGCCAATTTTTTGTAATGTGATCAGCTAGAAACGTCCTCGGTTCTACCAGCAACGTCATCAATTGTTGAAATTTTAATAGCTTGTACATTGTTCTATTTTCCTCCATATCTATCATGCCGCAACATATTTCATAGTATTTATCAGCATGTAGTTTTAATAAATATTTTCCTAAAAATAAATTATTCTTTTTTTTAGCTTTTATTCTTTTAAATTTCCATTCAGGGAAAGACTCGCTCCGTACCCCTACGTCAAACATTAGCTCATAAGCTATACGAAAAGGTGCTTTGACTGCATACTCCATGTCTAACTCAATAGCACCTCCTCCTGTTTTGGCGATAGTAGAGACACTGTTCTTATATGCGATATCTGGAGACCGTAGATAGCCGCTACAAATACCACTACGTTTTGCCATTTTGTTTTAAACCCAGGCGAGGTGCTACTGATTCTTGACGAAAAGGAAAAAATATCTGTTTACTGTCTAATAAAGTTTCATGAACTACTTCAATAAAATAAACAGTTAAGTTGCTGCTTCGTTCGATGCAACTAAAACCTTTCATCTTAAAGTCTTCTAGACTCTTAACATAGAAATAAATAATGTCTAAAAGATCCAGTGTTTTAAATTCTTTTTCTTTATTACTACATATTTCCTTTACTAAAAGAAGCAAACCAAAATTTGTGGTCTTTTTATCTAATGACTTACTTTGAGCTTCATATTCAGCATTTACCACATTTAAGAGCAAGGCTGGAAATTTGATGATATTTACTTTGCTCTCATCTTGAGAATAATACATGTCCACATACTTTATTTGCTGGATACTACTCAGCTGTTTTAATAGTATCTTGCTGGCTTCTTTTAGCATAGAAATTCCTATTTAATCAATAACATCGCTCAATCACGTAATACAAACTATCGACTGTCATCGCTTTTTGAATTTTGACAAGATGATAGGTTCTGCAAACACTGTAAACACATACTGAACAAAACTACCGATACTCTTAAAAGGACTCCGGGTTATCTTGTTTATTGCACTTGATTCCAGCTCTTGCTCCATCAGTTGTTCTACCATGACCTTCTTTTCAATTCCTGAACTCTTGTTATTTTCTTTTTCTATTTGTAAGATAAATCTTACTACGTCTGATATTATCGGGAGAAGCTCTTCATGATTCACATATTTTCGACCAAAATAAAGAAGGACACCTATTAGTATCACCATAAAAAGTAAATATAATGTTTCCATATCAAGACCCCAGATCATATTTAAAAATCATAAAGCCATCGCTACTCGATCCACCATATTCTGTTTTTAAAGTGGCTTGAAATAATCCTTCTATTTCATATGACCATACACAAGTCCACCTACGATCATTAAAAATTAAAACAGCATCCCCCCCTTGACTATCTATTATCAGGGTACGATTTTTTTTGTTCAATTCCTGCTCAAGCCACGCCTTTCGATGGTTGTTCACTCCTACTAATATCAATTCTACTGTATTTGTCCTTTTACCTTCCATTAGGTAATTACAAGTTTTTAGCATCTCCACATTGCTTTCGCACTTACCAGGCTTTTCTGCTAGGTCACTAAAGACATCAAAACTTTCTAGCTCGGCGTCTTTGGTTGTTTTTGTAGCAAATTTTGTCGATGCTTCTAATTGGGAATAGCCACCATCTGCTACATACAATTTACCTGCTGAAAACTTTGATAAAGTTTCTGAAAAATCAGATACGGTATTGGGTAATTCAATTTTTGTTGTTGGCATTTTTTTTATCTCCTTAAATCTGTATTAAATCCGTCCCTATTTCTGTAGGGAACGAACTTGTGCGTTCCGCATGCGACAACTATCAATTATCCCTCATTGTCACGACAAAATTTGGTTCTTGTGCTGTGAGTCCAAATACAGAATATATGTTCATTTTATCTCCAGGAAGTCCTGCATCTGGTGACGTTTTGACACCAAACTCTTTTTGCCTAGCAAAACCTATAGAAAGAGTGCTATAAAAAACAGAAACCTCTTTTGTGTTTTGTGCTTCCGTATCACTAATAAGTCCATTTTCAGCAATTTTTGGCATGTCCTGAACAAGGATAATGTCAAAGCCCATGAGCCTACCGATAACACCTTCTTTGACAGCGTTTGTATCTTTTATTTTATCACGTGAGATGAAGCCTTCAATGTCATAAAGTTGTGATTCATGCTCTACGCAAAGTGCCGCATATCGCCCGCGTCTGGGAGCTTTTTTAGCATTCAGGATTTTCCGCGCCTTCATAAAGTCTGATTTTTGGAGTTTTGTTCCTGTGCTGAGCTTGATTTTGTTTTCACTTTTTGAGATCATTTCTTTTATGATTTCATCGTCATACAGTTCGAGTAATGCATCTTTTGCTTTTGTCGCACATTCTTTCTGTATATTTACATTTGACATAGATTCTTCGATGTCACTTATGACGAATGAGACTCCAAACTCTTTGTCAAAAGGAATATGTATACTCGATTTTTCAATACGAGCAAAGTCCTTGTCTGCAATAGGTAATTTTTGGGCTTCTAACAAGCCTAGCTTTGGACCATGGTAACCATCAGCTTTTTTTCCGTTTGTAAAAGGCGTATAGTCCGTGATACTGTTTAGGACATATTGTGTCTCTTGCAATGCCTTTATCATGGAGTCGTGCGTTCTGTCTCCGAATAGTTTTGGATAAAAATTATCTACAGTATTAGGCATTATGTACCTCCATTTGCGTAATAGTTTTCTCTTATTTTCTCAAGCTCAGAGGGAAATTTTTCGATGTACTCTGATAATAACACGGGGTTGTTTATGAGTTCACTATATACAACCTTTTTGTTTTCATGATTATTGGTGGGAAGCTCCATTTCCCCTTGGGGAGCTCGGACGACAGAGTTTTCCTTTACAAATTCATCATAAAGTGATCGATCTTTTTTGTAAAGAGATAATGCCCATGTTTTTTGATCCTCACGGAGCTGGGCGTTTGCGATGGCTAGATTGACAGCATTTTCTGCGATAGATTCATTTTGACTGAGGATGTCTTTTTCTAGTTTTTCTTTTAACTTCAAAAGCTCTATATTTTGTGATTTCAGAGCTTCATTTTGTTTTACCAGTTCAGTATTTGCATGCATGATACCTTTTGTCGTGTCTAAGATATCGTCTTCTGAACAAGATAAAATTTTACATAGATTTTTGATTTCCATAGATACTCCTTCTTGTGTTTTATATGTATGGTTGTTTTTAAAAAATGTCGTGTTTAGAATAACTGGCAGCTCCTTTAAAAAAGGGGTGTTTGTGAGTGCCACAGAGTGTAGTGTGACGTTTCGCATTCTTTTAGTTCCATCCTCGATGACATAAACAGGGCTCAGGTATCGGTATTCTTTGTTGTTAATTCTATTCATACCTTCGGGGGTAAATTCTACTTCGATTTCTAAGTTTCCACCATTCACAATCATCTTTTTGCCCCAGCCAGCTGCTATTGAGTTTCCCCCAAGAGAAAGACTGTTGTGGTCGTAGTCAAACAATACATCTCTTTTTTGATATTCAAAATCCGCTTTTATATTTTGCAAATCTTCATTTGAAATATGAAATTTGCCTGACCAGTGATCCCATTCGCCAGTGACACCAGCCACCACCTTTATAATATTTGAATCTCCTGACATGCCTGATAGAGATAGCTCGATGTTTTTGCATGAAATTAATATTGTTTCAGCCATAAATCCTCCGCTTTGTATAACATTAAAACAAAAAATCAAAAGAGGTTCATTTTTACAAGTCAATTTATGCACATTTACATATATACAAAAAAGAGGGATAGCTGAAGCTTAAATGCTTGCTTTTTACTTGACAGAATTATCTGTAATAATTTTTGTGGGTAAAATATTTAGTAGGAGGTAAAAAAATGATATGCTCCGTTTGTAAACAAAAAATGAAAGTAGTTAGAACTATTCGCATAGACGATGAACGAACAATGCGAATAAATTTTTGCGACAATTGCAACAGTACTGTTGACAGTATCGAATTGACTTGCAACGACTTCAAAGAGAATTATAGTAAAAAATATTCCTCATAACGGGTGAAAATATGCCAAAAGAAAAAAAATCGAATGACAGAACAATGCAAGATAGAATAAAAGAGATGCTATCACTAGTGACTAAAATGTCCAGAAATGAATTGATACAACATTTTCAAAAATGGAACCTCTCCGATAGGCAGATCGATAACTATATCAGTCAATGCAACAAGATATTAAAAAGTGAATTTGAAAAGTTTATGCCAAACGCAGCAGCATACATTTACAACAACAGGCTCGAGATTTATAAACAGGCGTTGTGCAATGACGATTTTGTAATAGCTCGTGGAATACTGTCGGATTTGGCAAAAATGACTGGTGCTGATACTACGAGTGTTGACTTGACCTCAAAAGGAAAATCAATCACAGGTTTTACCATAACAATAGCAAATGAAAATACCTTTGACGATTGACCCTGAGGTGTTCAATCAAATTTATATACCAGCTCTAAAACAAAAGAGCAGGTACCAGATTTATTATGGGGGAGCAGGTAGCGGAAAATCGGTCTTTGTTGCTCAAAAAATATTGATCCTATTCTTTAAAGGTGGACACAATTTTCTGGTAGTCAGGCAAGTAAGCAAATCAAACAGACACAGCACATTTGCTCTGCTTAAACAACTACTCACCATGTATAAAATACCAGCTGACTGGTATAAAATTAATAAAACAGAAATGTTGATTACAAACACTATAAATGGTTCTCAAATTATTTGTAGCGGATTGGATGATGTGGAAAAATTGAAGTCCTTTACTTTTGAACATGGAATATTGACTGACATCTGGGTAGAAGAAGCCAGCGAAATAAAGGAAAGTGACATGGTGCAACTCGATCTTAGGCTACGTGGAAAATCAAACGTCCCATTTACAATGACATTGACTTTCAATCCTATCGACATAAATTTCTGGGCAAAAAAACGTTTTTTTGATGAACACAAAGAAAACACCTATATTCTCAAAACTACTTATAAAGACAATAGATTCCTTGACGAAGAATACATAAAAATATTGGAAAACTTAAAAGAAAAAGACTTTCTTTACTATAGTGTTTACGCACTCGGAGAATGGGGGGTGCTCGGAAACAAAATCTATCATAACTATGTAATACACGATTTTGATATCGATAAATTTAGCGACTTTGCACTAGGAATAGATTTTGGGTTCAACAACCCGTCTGCTGTCCTAAAAATGGCAATGTATGACAACGAAATCTATGTGTGCGATGAAATCTATGAAAGCCGTTTAACAAATTCGGAACTAATAAAAAAGGTCGAAAATAAATTTGGCAAAAACATCAGAACAAAAGCTGATTGTGCAGAAGCAGATCGAATAGATGAATTTAGAAAGGCTGGGGTTTTTATAGAAGGCTGTAAAAAAGGGGCATATAGTGTAAAAGATGGCATAGATTATCTGAGAGGCATCAAAATACATATTCATAAATCAAACTGCCATGAATCAGCAAATGAAATAAAAAGCTATAAATACCGTGAGGATAAAAACGGAAATGTTCTAGATGAACCTGTCAAATTTAAAGACCACGCTATGGATGCTATGAGATACGGAAGCGAATTTTGGAGACGTGAACTTAAAGGAGAATTTAAAATTGAGACTTTCGGAAAATATGATTATTAACATTATATTCTCTCATTTTATCGCTCCTTATAGTTATTTATAACCTTTTATAACCATCTTTTTTTACTTATCCTTTTTGTCAAGAGGTTTTTCAGTCCGTAGAGAACGCATTTATCCGTTCCTATTCCTGTAGGGAACGCACTTGTGCGTTCCACAATCAGCACCCCCGCCCCCGATCGATAACATCGCCCGATACCGTAGCGGAGATCTCCGATCTACGACAAAAATCAGCATCCAATTTCCAAATCGAAAAACCCGCACCCAATCTAGTTTTCTGATACCTTCCCTGTACGGCCCCTGTACCGATTCCTAAAATAAGCAGGATAGATGCGGGTAATTTCAGTTATTAACTGCCAGAACCGATTGGTGAAATGATGTTATTCCCTAATATGAAAGCGGAAACGGTCATCCTATTAACACCTAATCGTTTTGCCATTTCTTTTTTAGTAACTTTTGCTTCAAGCAAAAATTTTATCTCGGCTTCTCGACCTGTAAGCTTTTTGATTTTTGACTTACGACCCTTGGGACGACCCAATACTACTCCTTCTGCCCTTTTTCGTGCAAGTGCTTCTTTCGTGCGTTGTGAAATAAGGTTTCTTTCTATTTCCGCAGAAAGACCAAATGCAAAGGCAAGGACTTTGCAATTTATATCATTACCAAGTCTATAATTGTCCTTTATCGTCCAAACCTGAATATCCTTTTCCATACATTGGTTTAAAACACCCATGATCATCAGCAAATTTCTCCCCAGTCGAGATAGTTCAGAACAAACTAATATATCTCCTTGTTTCATCGTTTTTAGAAGTTTCCCCAGTTCTCTATCACTAACCAGTTTTGATCCTGAAATACATTCCTCTACCCACTTATTGATAACCATTACATTTCTCTCACAGAAACGATTGATTTCATACCTTTGATTTTCCACTGATTGTTTGTCTGTAGAAACTCTAATATAACCGTATACCATTCTAGCCTCCTGTTAGGTCTTTCAACAATCCAACACCTTCTTGACCATATCGTTTTGAAATAAACTCAGCCATCGACATAGCCTCATTGTACTCGTCTAAAAATTTATCCTTTAGATCCTCATCAAATTTAAAAATATCAAAGATTATTCTCCTAAACAAGAGACCTTGTATCTTTTCATATTCGTTAAAATAATTTGCAAATTCAAAGGGCCAAAATATTTGATCGAAATATTTTTGCACTCTTTTCAAGTTAAACAAAGTGAATGCCATGTCAATCTTTACATACTCTCTATCCATTATCCATTCACCTTTTATGCGAACGCATACGTTCCCTACTTGTCTTCAAAAATATGGATAACAATTCTATTGCTTTTGTCATAACACTTTCTTTTTGACACATAGGTTACTTGCCTATCATCATGCCAGGCTACTTTGTTTAAAGCATCTAAAATAGCCTTTTCGATGTTGTCGGTGTCGGGCTTTTTAGGATAGGGTTCGTAACATTTATTGACGATTCTCTTTTTTTCTTTTTGTGAGGTACTCGTTGGAATGGCAAAACAAAATTTCATTAAAATAGCTACGGGACAAGTGAAAATATGCCTCGAGTTTGATTTGTATATCCATCTTATGAGCTTCTGAAACTCCTTTGTTTTGTTGGGTGTGTAGTTATGCCCTAAATATGCCGTACGATGTCTTTCTTGACCTATCGGTCTGGTGTCAATTTCAAAGGAAACGACATCCAAAGCAGCGAAATCATTTATGAGCTTTTGCAGAGCTTGGATTTCAAAATTTATGTCATGAATAAATGAGTTCAATCTACACTCTCCCCTAATCCAGTTTCCGATGAAAATTTAGAGTGTTTTTCACCCATTCCTGTCGATTTATTGAAACATATTGAAACATATCTCACCCCCTAAAACGGTACTCCATCGCTGTTGCTGTTGTATTCTGTGTCATATTTCAGGTTACTTTTGATGTTTTCTTTACCCTCATAATTCTCCACTTTATCCAGATAAACATACGATTTTCCATCGTCTGCATCATATTTTTTTATCGTGATTACGCACAGCTTTTCGAGCATGTTTTCGCAGATGTATCTGTAGATATTTTCAGCTGATTCAGCACTATACGGGTCGCTCACATCAAAGGGCATATCAGCATTTATTTCCAAGCCCTGCACCAGCTTTAGCATTCTTTTTACCTTGTCTGGTTTCCATTCTATCCAGTAGTCGTAATACTCGTTATGATTGTTGACAAACTTCACCTTGAAATAGAAAAAATCCTCCTTGCATCCCATAAAAACATCGTTTATCTTTGTCAAATACTTGCCTTCTTTTTTGATTTTAAAGCCATCATAAAGGCTCGAATTGATTTCGTTTAGCCATGATTTAAATCCGTTCATTGTTCATGCCACCTTCACTTGTATTTTCGTTTTAAAAAGACTCGAAAATGAAGCTCAACTTCTTCATTTTGAAGACCTTCCACTTTTAGCCATAAAAATATCCGCTTGTTTGTCGTGCTGACAAATTCCCAAAATTCATTCAAATCTTTTTCCGTATGGTTTTGGTAAATCTCCTCTGTTTCATGCCGTAGTTTGTCTATCCGTTCTTGCTTTTCTACCTCTTTTTTCTGACTCTCAAGATCCATTTTACGCTTTTGTTCCTCTGGGGAAAGAGGTTTGTGTGCTATTTGAAACCGTGCTTCTGCAGTTGACGTTTTGTCAAACACAGCAGTCAAAAAGCTGGAATAGTTTTTGATTTCACCTTTTTTGAATTTTTCCATGAACTCTTTTAGCTTCCACTCCAAGTACTCTGCTGGAAGCTTTTCGACATATTCGAGAGATTTCTCATTGCTCACTCCGCATTCCACAAGTTCGTTGAATAGCTTCAATCCTGAAAGCTCTGTTTTAGATCTCAAATTTTCCACAGCCTCATCAAACGAAATTTTTCGCATGTCACCAATTTTATCTGGAGGTAGATGATGATGTTGTTTTGTATTGTTTTGTTTTGTATTGTATAGTATAGTATAGTCGGGACATCTCGGGACATCGTGGGACATGGTCGGGACATCATTGGGACAAACTTGGGACACTTCGGGACATTCATTGGGACAAACTTGGGACACTTCGGGACATTCATTTTTTGTCTCAGGGACACTTCGGGACATCTCGGGACACTTCGGGACATTTTTGTTTTTTTGTCTATAATCCTGTTTTCTCTTTCTCTCATACTCTCGATTTTCGTTGATTCTCTCTTCCTGTCTTCTCACCTCTTCACTCGTCAAAACTTTTCTTTCTTCATACTCGTCTTTATCAAACAAACCCATATCCAGACAATATTTTAAAATCTCAAGATACTGCTCTGCGGTGATACAGATTTTTTTGCTTAAATAATTCACGATTGAGTTTTGGTTTTCTATTGTGAAATCAAATTCATAATTGTTCGTCTTAAATATTTGGTCGATCATATAGCTGTAAAATGCCCAGCCATCATTGCCAAATTTCTCCCGCAGCATATCGATACGATAGTCATCAAATATGCCTACTTTGTAGGTGTAAAATAGTGTGCCTAATGCTTTTTGTTCTTTACCCATAATTCATCATCCTTTATATTTTTTTATTTATTATCTCTTATTCTTTTTAAAAAAAACTCAAGGGAGGAAGGAGGATGATGGGACCTGCCTCCCTCTACAAAACGAGAATAACCCATTTTAACATGCTTGAGCATTTTTATAAACTTCTCAATGCAGACAACAGATCACTAATATCCAATTCGGTTTTTTTTGTTTTTTAGTTCTTAGTTGCCTGCAAAATTTCACATCTATATATATATCCGGATCTCTCATCTCGCAAAAATAGAGAGGGTTTCTCTTGACAATAGAACCGCAATATTTTTGTTAAAGCTTCTGCCTGTCCGCATTCACGCACCAGAGAGCCCCTTTACTATGCAAAAAACCCCGATAATTTTCACTATCGGGGTCATTATTTTTAATACGCTAATTTTGTCAAGAAAAAAATTAAGAATTTCTGAAAATAATTTAGATTACATTAAATTTTCCCTTGACATATTTCACCAGTTATAAATTATGGAACAAAATAAAATATTTTTGTGAGGTATAGATGGATATTTGGTTTATAACATTGTTAGGTGGATTTGTTGGTGGAATAGTGGGCTTTTTGTTTTGCTGTGCTACCAAATCAGCCGTGTAAACATACAAACTATCAGACATCTTTATTTCCTTATTGTTTTTTTACCACTAACAAATCAGGCTTTCGGCTATCGCCATGATGGCTTCCTTCGACAGGTCGCGGTATTTGAATGCATGTAATAAATGATTTGTAGGGAAGTCAATTTTTTTCCCTTTTATTTTTGCCATTCTTTCAATAAATTGTTTAAAGAGTGTGATAGACAAAGTTAAATTGATGTTTATTCTTGGATTTTTTTTATAAAAAAATGGTCGTAGTTTTAATATCCAAAAACATACCAATGATATTTCATTAAGCTCACCCATCTGTTTTTCGTGGAATACATGGAAATAAACTCGTCTCTTTTGAATTAAATTGATAATCTCAATAATCAATTTATCGTCCTTTCCTATAAACTTCCAATCGCAAAAAGTAGTTTTTTTTAATAGGTTTATAAAATCATCAAGAACATTTTTAAATTCCTCTTTTTTTAGGTTTTCATAAATAGGAAAATCCGCTGGATTAGTTGCTTTATTCATAATAGTCATAAAATCCTGATGCCGTTTTTACTGTTTCTATAAATTCTTTTTTTTCTTCTTCTGTACAACCATCCATAAACGGCACTTCTGTAAGCCATTCTGATAATGATTGTCCATCTGGTCTTATTTTTTCATTGTGTAAATACTTTGGTCGGTTGTTATACTCATCCAAATCACGCTGAGTGATACCATGACCATAGTCTATTTCTTTATCTATCTTGACTTTCATTTAATAGCTCCTTTATCTTTATATTTATTTATATCTTTTTATACTCTCTTATAACCAATTTTTTCAACACATCCTTTTTGTCAAGCTTTTTTTCAGGGGGTTGGGGAGTTATTTATAAACTTTAATCTGTTGGTGGATTGCATGTTCGACATGGTGTCAATCTTGCTCTTTCTGCTTCTGTGAGTAGTATTCGTGTTGTATTGTTTCCAGATGATGTGCAATTTCTACGATGATACGCTCTACCAGTTGGCGTTCTATAAACTAAAACTTCTTCTTTAGGCACACCAATTTCAGGCGGTTCACATTCTACACATGCTCTAAATCTTTCTGCTACAACATTGTAAAGATTAATTGCTATTTTACTATCACTTAAGTGCCTACAGCTGTCGAGATGGTAGGTTCGACCTGTCATTGTGATATACACTACAGGCATTATATCTGGTACATTTCGTTGCATAATCAAGAATACACTTACAATTATGAAGATCAAAGATATTGTACCAAGATAAATATTTTTTTTTATAGGTTTTTTTGGAGGTTTATTTATTATTGGTTCTTCAGGTAATTTTACGTTAACTGTTGGATTACATGTTGGTGGTTGTCTTTCAGGTGTTCCAGTTGGATATCGATTGATCTTAATTTTACCTCCTTGGAGTTGACCTGCATCAAAATGTGTGAATAAATCATTTATATTTATTCTGTTTTCAAAATATATTTCTTTATGTCTATTAATTTTATTCTTAATTTTTTCTATAAAATTACTAAAATCACATATTTCAAAATATTCTTTATGTTTATTAGGTATTTCTCCTTTAATTTGTATTTCATGTTGAAAGATTACAAATGTTTTAATGCGTTCATAGCATTCTACACCTATTGATTTTGATAAATAATTTCTTTTTTTATCTAATTGTTCAAAAGGATTTTTGCTATATCCACCAGAAACAGGCTTTATTTCATTGTAAGATGAATACCATGTAGCACTTTCAAATTCAGGTTCATTTGGAAGTTCTATTATACCTTCATAATTTTTAAATTCAAAAATAATAACTATGTACTCTGTTAACAATATACAGTCAGCACCCATCCTTGGCTCGTTTCTTACCACTGGCCAGCCAAGTAATACACCTGACCAGTCCATTTTATTAAAAAGTGATTCAACTTCTTTAGCGAAAAATAAGAAAAAACGTGCTTCATAATCATTATAACTACTTCTATTATTCTCAATTATATTATTACCTAAATAATATTTAAATTTTTTTGTTTCATTTTCCATTATTTATTTCCTCTCCAGCATCTCGATTATTTTATTCTGTAATTTAATTTGTTCATCTTTTGCGAGGATAACATCATCTTTTGTGTTTATCAAATGAATTAAAATCTCATTAGAATTTTCTGTATACTCATTTGTACTGTTATTTCCTATCAAAACGCCCTTTTGAAATATCCGCACTTCGTCTGATTTTCCTTTAAGTATGTAGTCAATACTTGTTTCCAAACAATCAGACATTCTTATTAGCATATCTGCCGATGGCATGTTTCTTCCATTCTCTATCTGAGATATTGTAGCTGCTGTAGTTTTTATTTGCTCTGCAAGATCTGTCCCTGACATTTTTTTATTTTTTCGTAATTCCCTAATTCTTTGTCCTGCTGTCATTTACACTCCTTATTTATCGTTATCCATTTATTATTTCTTTTTTGTTTCCAATATTTCGATTATTTTATTTTGAAGTCTTATTTGCTCATCTTTCATCTTAGCATTTTCAGATATCAACATTTTAATAATCTCTCCACTATTATTATTTATGTTGCTATTATCACTATTAGTAATAATTTGCTCAACACTATGTCCTTTTTTTTCTTTTTTCCCAAAAATTAAAAAATCGGCACTAACTCCATATGTTTCACAAATCATAACGATAGTTTCAAGTGTAGGGTTATACTTTCCATTTTCTATCTGATTTAAATTTGATGTTTTCAAACCTATGGACTCTGCAAACTTATTTTGCTTCATATTTACACTTTTTCTTATTTCCGCAACTCTATGTCCTATACGCATTTACATTCCCCCTAAAAATTATTTTCAGAATTTCTGATTTTTTTTGTAACATTTTCTGAAATTCCAGTTATACTTAATATATCATTCAGACTTTACTGAATTATCGTGTGACATTAGATTTACTTTAATCTTTTTTGTCAAGCGGTTTTTCAGGGTTTCGGGAATGACTGATTTTATTCTCGAAACATTGAATTTATTTTTCAAGGTTCTGGTAATGATTTTTCGATTTCAGAGCCAAAGAATATAAAAAAAAAGGAGGCATTTTTATGCGGACAAGGATCAAGGCAAAGAGGAATTCGTTTGGAATCCCGCAAAAGGTTTTAGCGAGCAAGGCTGGCATATCCGTAAACTATCTATACAAGATAGAAAACGGAAAATACAAGCCACCCAGAGAGACAGAAACAAAGATTTGGGACATTCTATGTTCCATTGTAGACGAGCAGACACTGGAGGAAGCGACATGAAAGACCCACTATACCACACCAGAGAAACAGACCAGATCATAAACAGCAGATTGTATGATTCTGATGGTCGCAGACAGACCACTACGGGTGGTTATAACCCCGAACTTACCGACAGGCTAAAGTTCAAAGAGAGACAGTATGCAGAGTTTTTAAATGAAAAAAAGGGGGACAAATGAAATCATCACAAATTTCTATCCTCGTCATTTTCCTTGCCATTGTTGTAGTTTTACTAAACTTCACTTATTACCACAATCTACTCAGTGTCCAAAAGGAAATCATCGCAGAGCACAAAGAGACTATTAGAAGGTATGAACACACGTTTGAACAAATGGACGAGTTAGTTTTTAACCTTATTGACCAGATAAACAAAACAAACCAGCAGTTTTTAGAGCTAAACGATGATGAATATCTACTGCTAAATCAAAACATGAAAACTCTATATTAAAGGGAGTCTCAGGATGATTGAATATCACATCACCATTGGAACATTGACTGTTTCACTTATCATAGGACTAGTGGTTCTCATAAAGAAAACCATAGAAAATAGGAAATTAAGCGATCAAAGAGATTCGTTCATAATAAAACTGAGAAAGAAAGAAGACCAGTTTATGACAGCTCGGGATTTTACTGAAAGCTTATTAATTGAAAACGAATCTTTTGCCATCAGACATGCTGAAGACAAAGAAACCATCAAACAGCTCACAGCTGAAATCGAAAAGATTTCCGAAAGGCTTGAGGTCTGCTGGGAAAATATCCCCATTGATATGACTGCCGAAGAGTTCTTTATCGATGATGACGCACCTGAAGTAAATGCTGACAATTCTGCAGCACACACCATGATCGACCACATCGGAGAAGTTCATCTCCCAGAGTGGGTTGAACTTAAAGTGGACGAAATCGTTCAAAGCCACAAACAATCAAAAAAAACACGCAACAAAAAAAACAAAACCGTAGGGAACGAACAAGTTCGTTCCGAAACAGAATCAAAGGAGGATAAAAATGGAACAACAAATTGACTATGTTAAAAGAGTCTGTGAACAATTAGAGTCGATAGGAAATCAAATGATCGACTTCGCAAATGAAACAAAAAAAGAAATTACACAAATAAAGGAGTCACTAAATGGAAACAACAATTGACAGAACAAAATTTCTCGGTGCGTCTGACATCGGAACTATTTTTGGGTTCAACCCGTACTGCTCTGCCATCGAGTTATGGCAGGAAAAAATCGGAATTAGACAGAGACCAAACATCACCGACATCACCGACAAAGAAAACTTTTCAGAGTCTGCATACTGGGGTGTCGAGGACGAACCTTCAGTTGCCAAAAGATTTACACTGGAAACAGGACTCAAAGTCTTTAAAAGAGAAGAGCCTTTTACACACTATATCCACAAATTTTTAGTAGGACACATCGACAGAGAGGGTATAGACGCAGAAGGCAAAAGGTTCGTCCTCGAATGCAAAACTGCAAACGAATACGCAAAGTCCCAGTGGTCAAAAAACGGCATCCCGGACAGATACATGCTTCAGGTTCACCTTTACATCCTATTGGGAAACTATGATTACGGCTACATCGCCTGCAAATTTGGAAACAAAGCCTTCGTCATAGAAAGAGTAGAAAGAGAACAGAGAATAGAAGCAGCCATTATCGCAAAAGCCCTATGGTTCTGGAATTTCGTAGAAACAAAAAAAATGCCACCTGCGGATTGTTCAGAGATTTGTACAGAAACTCTAAAAGAACTATATCCACAGGCGACACCAGATAGTTTCATCAGCGAACAAGAGATTTACAATCTCCTCCCAAACGTTGATGAAATGTTAAAAAAAGAAATTGAGTTAAAATGTCAAGCAAAATTAATTGATGATGAACGAAAATTCATACACAACACAGTCAAGCAAGTTATGGGTGACAATGAAAAGCTTTACACAAACCAACACGCCGTCTCATGGAAAAACAATAAACCTTCACAATCTTTCGATTCAAAAAGGTTCAAAGAAGACCATCCAGATTTATACAACGAATACTGCGTAGAAAAACCAGGTGCCAGACCTTTCCTCGTAAATGAACTAAAATTTAAAGCTGACATCCACACTGACATTACATCTGACACACATTTCACAAATAAAAAAGGAGCATAAAATGACAAACAACGACACTTTACTAAACAAAATAGAAAACCGTACAGCCGATATTCCAGTCGGCAATAAAAATCTACCAGCAAAAACAGAACAAAAAGACATCTATCAAAGAATTAGAGAGCAGGAAAAATCTTATGAACTGATTTTACCAGAGCATTTGCCTGCAAAGAGATTTATCCGCAGAGCTGAGGCTATTGTTAGACAAAACCCCATGTTGCAAAAATGCACAGCTGATTCCGTTATAATTTCTTTTCTAAGGGCTGCTGAAGTAGGACTCGAACCATGCAACGGATTAGGGCACTGTTGGATTATTCCACGCAAAGAAAATGGAGTTTGGAAAGCAAACTTTCAGTTAGGATACAAAGGGGCTATAAGTCTTTTTCACAATTCACAAAACGCAGACCATTGTGATGTCATGGAAGTTTACGAAAATGATGAGTTTTACTTTGAATATGGTTACAATCCAAAACTCTACCACAAACCCGCTTACGACAACACTGGAAAAAAGGTCATCTACTATTATGCTTATGCAAAAATGATTGGGGGAACTCCAAAATTTAGAGTTTGGTCAGTTCCAAAAGCTATGGCACATGCCCAGAAGTATTCAGACGCATACAGAAAAATGAAAGAGACAAACAACGAAAAAAATGTTTGGCACGAAAAAAAGAACCAGCTTGAAATGATAAAAAAATCCGTTTTGGATGAAGTCTTAGATGGAATGCCACTAAATCCAAAACTAATTCAAGCTCTAAACGAAGCTCCAAAACACTACGAGCAGCACGACTCAGGCGAAATCGACATCATTGACATGCCATTTGAAACAGTGGACTACGAGGTGGAATAATGGAAACACTAAAAATACAATTAGTAGATAGAAATGATGAATTGTTAGATGAAACAAGGTATCAGTTAGATACAGATGATGTATTCGTCTCGATGAGCGAGATGGTCAGAGAAAAAGTCGAAGACACACTCAAAGAGATTGTCAGGAAAAAAGTCATTGAGATGATTGATAATGACTACAAGGATATAGTGAGACAAACTATCAGAGATATAGCTACAGAAATGGCTGCAAATGAATTCAAGGATTTATTAACTAGTAGAACTGAAAAAATCATAAAAGATCTATATACATTTGAGGTGATTGGCAGAGATACACCAGGCGGTAAACTGTTGGATGAAATAGTTCAAAGCAAGCGTGATTTATTATCAGAAAGAGTTGATGCTTTGATAAACAAAATTAACCAGCAAGACATAAGAGAATCTATCATCGACATTATCTCGAAAATCATTTTTAAGGAAGAGGTAAACAAATGAAACCAATCCATTTTAATACAGAGATGGTCAAGGCTATACTCGATGGCAGAAAAACGCAGACGAGGAGGGTGATAAAAATTGACCAAGATGATTACAGGTTCGATAGAATATCTGAAAATCCATCTATTGAAAATTATTGTCCCAAAACAGGTGTGTCAATACCAAAAAATATCAAAGGAAATTATGCCATATTTATCTATTGTTCATATAGAGACAAATATGGAGATGATGATGATTACCCTGTTGTGAGATTACCATACCAAACAGGCGACATCCTGTATGTGAAAGAGGCATACTGCCATTTTTATCCAGCCAGTAGAGATATTGAATATGGATATAAAGCCGACTACCCTGAAGATATAAAGAAATTTCGGTGGCATTCCTCCCGCTACATGCCCAAAGAAGCAGCAAGGATATTTCTAAAAGTGACTGATGTCAGGGTGGAAAAACTGCACGAGATATCGACTTCCGACATAAGAAAAGAGGGGTATCATAATGACGAATGCTCAGAAGTTATATGTGATATATGCATAGCATGTGATTTATGCACAGATTGGTTCGGTGAATTATGGGACAGCCTATACGAAAAGAAAGGCTTCAGCTGGGACGAAGACCCATTTGTAGCAGTCATCACTTTTGAAAGGATAGAGAAACCACAGGAGGCAGAATGAACGACAGGTTTAGTATGAGAGCATTTGATAAAGAAAAAAAAGTAATGTATCAAGCAGCATTTATAGATTTTTATAGAATAGTTTGTTACGAAAAAGTTGAAGATATGGGAATGTATATTAACTTTAGTAACAGCCAAGAATACATGCTTGATGATGAAAATTTGGTTTTGATACAATGCACAGGTCTCAAAGACAAAAACGGACAGCTGATTTACGAGGGGGATATCGTAAAACACAGAGACAGTAATCCTGTAATATTTATAGTTTCGGTAGAATTTGATTATTTCGGCTGGGAGTGTCGTTTTAGATACAGAAGTGACGGAAAGATTGTAACAGGTTTTCCTGATAAAGACCAATGGGAAATAATCGGCAACATCTACCAGCACCCAGAGCTGGTAAAGGAGACCAAAGATGAAAACTAATAGGACAATACTCTGGATATTTGATTCAGATGATGATATGTGGCATATAGCTCAGCGAATAGATGATTCGAATAATGACGATAGGGGCTATACTTACCGCGTAGATACATGGTGTCAGGAAATACTATCTGTTGATGTAAATGGAATAGAAATTTGCATTAAACCAAACAAAAACGATTGCAAAATGTTAATGGCAACAAACAAGACTTGCAAAGTGTGTATTCAACAAAAAGGAGTTGTAATATGAAACCATTATACCTAAATGAAAACTGCTACGCATTTGAAACTATGAACGAATTTATGGAAGCATTTGAGAAATATGCAGAAAGAAAGGGTATGACATTTGGACACAAAATGATTGTAAAAGGTAACAGCGATTTAACATTCGGTGAAGTTCAGAGCTGGGTAAATTATTTTGGTGTCGAAAATGTTTATATGTCATATGTTGATGGGGATTTTGACTCTATAGATGAGTTTTATTTCGACCTACGAAACGCACAACACAACGGAGACGAGAGACTATGGTTGAATGCTGATGAAGTATTTATCTCACACGGATTCCTGCGGATTTGGTTTGATTGAGAGGTAAAGAATGATTACCATGAAAGACGAAACAATCTTGCATAAGATGGGATTTACAGGGGTTAAAGAATTAGGTCACAATCGTGTCACACAATGGACAAAACATGATATTATTGTTGATGATATTATACCCTGCACCCAGTCCTACTATCAAATCAGATGGAAAGAAAACAAAAGATATATGACCAGAAATAAAAGAGAATTTTACAAAGTTCTGAAGGAAATTTTAAATGAGCGACAGTAAAGAATATTACGGAAAACCTTTTCCATATAAAACTACTTGCGAGGCTAATAAGCAATATGATAAATGTATGCATTTTAAAGATTCGGGAAGAATGGGTTTATATGTAGATGAAGTAACAGGTAAACATATACCTTATAAAAGATGTGAATACTATTATGATGTTCATGGATATGAAGGAGTTTATGCTTGTCTATATAAGCAAGAGGAGGCAAAATGAACAAAACTAAAATTGAAAGAAAGATGGTAGAGTGTTTATGTGGTTGTAGAAAGCTTATTATAAGCCATGACAAGCGTGGCAGGAAAATGAGATTTGCTAAGGGGCATAAAATTAGCAAAGGACACTATTGCAAGCGAGGCTATAAATGGTTATCGATTCCAGGAACTAACAAGAAAATACAAGAACACCGTCAAATAATACAAGATGCAATTGGTAGACCTCTGAAAAAATCTGAAGTTGTTCATCACATAAACGGCATTAAAGACGACAATCGCTTAGAGAACTTAATGGTTATGAACTATAATGAACACAACCATTTACATAGACCATTGCTACATATTGACAATGAAATAATTGAGTGTAAGTGTGGATGCGGTATAAGATTTAATAAATACGACAATAAAGGCAGAGAACGAGTTTACGCACCATTTCATGCACCAAGAAAACAAAAAAATAAGGAGATATTATGCCAACAAAAATAGAATGGTGCGATGAGACAATAAACCCTTTGGGGCATTGGTGTTTTGGTGTTGGTGGAACAAAGGACAATCCAAAGCCATGTCCATATTGCTATGCTTACAAATTAGCAAAAAGAAAAATGGTTAAATGTGAAAAATGTCACAGTTTTAAAGAACCACATACCCATTTTGAAGTCCTCGATGTTTTATCCAAATGGAAAAAACCAAGAAATATATTTGTGCAAAGCATGGGAGATTTATTTCACAATGAAGTCCCAGATGAGTGGATTCAGCAAGTCTTCGAAGCATGCGAGCAAGCACCGCAGCACAGGTATTTCTTTCTGACGAAAAACCCAAAAAGATATGACAAAGTAATTCCAGACAAATATAGGGTAATAAGAGGCGACAAAAATTGTAATATGTGGTTTGGACACACTGAGACAAAACCACACAATGATGTTATTTTAACCTTTAATCCACCTGTCAAGAAATTTGTCTCCTTAGAACCGTTGCAAGAAGAATATAAGGAGTTTTATCCTAATAAAATGAACTGGATAATAATCGGCGCAGAAACAGGCAATAGAAAAGACAAGGTCATTCCAGAAAGGGAATGGATAGAAGACATTGTTGATGTTTGTAAACGAAAGAAAATTCCCCTATTCATGAAAAACAACCTAAAAGAAATCTGGGGAGACGAGCTGATACAAGAGTTTCCGTTTGAAAGGAGCAAAGATGACACAGAAACAGCGTGAATACATTGCAAAAGCATTTTCATCTATAATGTCAATGCAAATAGGAGACACAGATAGAATGAAATTCATTCACGAGGACACAAAAATTCTACTGACAATCATGTCAAAAAAGACCAAGAATAAAAACGAGTATAGAGTATGCGTCTATTTGAATAGATACGAGCCAGATGGTTTTAAATCAATCTATTCGGAATGTGATAGTATAGCCCCAATTGAGTTTAATGCAACTATTGAAAAGCATTATAGAAAAATTATAGCTCTTATATTGGATTTCTCAAAGGAGCAAAAATGAAAGACGAATTACTCAAACTAAAGAAACAAGCGATAGACAAACTAAATGAAGCTCAAAGAAGCGAGAAAGTAACTTGTTATTCAGAGATTGACTATTGGTCTGGATATATAAAAGCAATTATACAAGTCATAAAAATGGCTGAAGAATTACCAGTCTAGGAGACGCAATGAAAACAAAAAATAAAGATATAGGAGAAAATATCATGGAAACAAAAGAAGTAATAATCAACGACATAGTTTATGTGCCAAAACACGAAACAGTAGAAAGAGACGGCATGAAATATTGTATCGTCAGAACTTATTCGGCGGGCGTATTTGCTGGATATGTCGAAAGCAGAGAAGGCAAAGAAGCCGTCATCAGAGATGCACGCCGCATATGGTATTGGGAAGGAGCTGCAAGTTTATCACAGCTAGCAATGTCTGGAACATCAAAACCAGAAAATTGTAAATTCCCTGAACCGATGGACAAAGTAACAGTAACAGAGGCAATCGAAATAATCGAATGTTCCGAGCAGGCGATGAAATCAATACAAGGGGTTAAAATATGGAAACAATAAAAACAGATGGCTCTGGCTTTGGCAATGGCTTTGGCAATGGCTATGGCTTTGGCAATGGCTATGGCGATGGCTTTGGCAATGGCGATGGCTATGGCAATGGCGATGGCTATGGCAATGGCGATGGCTTTGGCAATGGCTATGGCTTTGGCAATGGCGATGGCTATGGCAATGGCGATGGCTTTGGCAATGGCGATGGCTCTGGCTATGGCTATGGCGATGGCTTTGGCAATGGCTATGGCTTTGGCAATGGCTATGGCGATGGCTAGTTCAAATGATTAAAGCTGAGGCAGAAAAATGACGATAACTTTAAAGAACAGAAATAGAGAGGTTAAAGAATGAAAACGAATACACACGCAGTGTTCAAAGTGGAAAAGGTCACAAAAGACTACGTCTATATTATTGATGTTGGTGATCATAGTAAAAATTTGACCGTCACAAACGATGCAGAGGATGTTATAGAAATACTGACTGCCAATTTTGACGAGACTTTACATCAGAGAGTATTTTACAAAGACAGCGATGGCAATATCGATGAACTTCTTCACGATGGTGATGGTAAATTCACAGGGTTTAAAGCAGGTCACGAGCCATTTACACGAAACGAGTTAGGGAGTAAAAAATGAATTCTAAAACAGAATATATCGACATAAACAAAGCAGCAGAATTTTGCCACACTACAGTTCATACATTACGAAGGAAAATAAAATCTGGCAAAATTAGACCTATTATGCCTTTTGGTAAATACTTGTTCACAGAAAAACAATTACAAGACTATTTATTATCGACAAGAAAAGTTACCACAAAAAGAAGGTTGATATAGACATGCAAAACAGCAGAAATTCTACAAGCCCCAGAAATGGGGCTTTTTTATTTGTTGTTTTTATTGTTGTTTTATTCCTATAATTATCCATCTTAAAATATGATTTATATATATACATATCAATTAATTAAACACTACCAATAATACCGAGATATTCAAACTTTCTTTCGTATTTTATCAAACTATTTAGCGGTCTTTACCTGTGATAATTTTCTGGATTGACGTAGCTACAGGAACGATTGTCGGATATAGAGCCTGCTTAACAGAAAATAAAGGTGCAGTAAAAAATAGCCTGATGGATGCCATCAGCAGATTTGGAACTCCACAGAAAATCAGGGTCGATAATGGCACTGCTTATAAGAACGTGGATTATGCTCCTTGGGTGTTTTATAATGAGGCTATAGGCAAACGCAGACTTACCACAGATGAGAAAATCGCCAAGCGAATGTTGGAGTCTGGAGATAAGGGTTTGTATATGAATCTGGGAATAGAATGTCATTTTACGATACCCGGTAATCCTGAAAGCAAATCAATAGAGCCCTTCTGGCGATATGGCATTTCTGCTTTTGAAAAGAGCTTCTTGAGTTGGTGTGGAAACAATCCTGAGAGTCGCCCTGAGATGTATAAGAACATGGATAGTAAAACGTTAGTGCGGAAATTTGGTAAAAAATTTCCTACTTGGGATGAGTTCACCGAGAAGTTGGATAAGTATGTGGAGTATTGGAATAACAAACCCAGAGCATCGTTGGTTACGATAGAACAAGAGCAACTTTCACCGCTTCAGGCTTATACTCAAGTTGAGCATATCATTCCCAATAAAACAGAGCTACTCAGCAAAATGCTTTATCCATATATAGAGATGAGGACTGTTCAACGAAGCATGATTGAAAAAAATGGGGTGTTGTATTGGCATCCGAGTTTCGCCAGTATGATTGGACAAAAAGTCGGCATCTACTATGACGAAAAGAACCTATATGAGATTACCGTCTGCAATGAAAAGGGGCAGATACACCCAGAGAAAGCAATCGCAATCGATCCGGGGCTTCAAAGCGGAGATGATTTGACAGCACTTATCGAAAACAATAGACGAGCCAAAATAGGAAAACTTTACTATCTGGCACTTTCTGATGTTGCCGGTGCTATGAAAACAGAGAAAATGCTGAAACTTTTGAGTAAGGAATTACTGCCTCTATCAAATACCAAAGAAGCTGAGGACACAAAATATCTGAGCTTTGAAGAGGCTCTTGATGCCATAACTGGTGAATATGAAGAGATAGATGAGATTAACGATGGCACTCATGCTGTTGAGTGCAATGTATCAAATAAAGACACAACCGATATCGACCAAGAACTCATCGATAATCTGAAAGATGAGATTGCAGGTTTATTCGGTGAATAAGGAAGGTAACACATGAAAACTAAACAATTGATAGAAATAGAAAATGTCAAGGGTGCAAATCGAGTTCTCAAAAACTTGCTTGAACGCACCAGAACTGAAATAGTCGGAATCGGCTTATTTTATGGTAAGCCCGGCTTGGGCAAAACACGATGGATGACCAAGACAGCTATGGAAAATGGATTTATTTATCTAAGGCTGGAAGTTAACATAACTACAAAGGATTTTCTGAGAGAACTGCTCACCAGATTGCTTCACAAAACAATGCCATATTATCAAGTCAAAGGCACTCAAAATGAGATTTATAATCAGATTCTGGATATACTGCAAAGAGACCAAAACATAACTATCCTAATCGATGAACTTGATTACGCTTTCAATAACGAAAAGATACTTGAGAGTATCAGAGACATGGCGGATCAATCACTTGCCACTTTCGTGCTTGCAGGCATGGAAACATCTCGAGAGAGACTTTTAAAGCATAGTCCCCATTTTTTCAGTAGGACCTGTGCCACCCATTTGTTCCGGGAGTTGAGCTTTGAGGATACTGAAATGGTCATTAGAGAGATTTGTGAT